TTGACCGGAGTGCTATGGCAAGCGTTTTGCGATTGGAAATTACTATCGCGGCAGAGGGATCGATAGTCGTGGATCAGTCACGCAGCCCCAGCGTCCACCCCAGGCTGCTTTCGAATAGGTCCCATTATACAGGGGCTGGAGCATCCGTCAAGCATTCTTGACCGGTCCGCTGGATCATTCCTGAGCGCTTGCCAATCCCTCCAATTCTGTCATAATTCATCCATCGATTCAAGAAAGCGACAAAAAATGTTCGAAATCACTCTCACTCCCCAGAACACCACCAAGGTCCGCACGGACCGCGGTACTTTCACCATCCGCTACTCCACTGAGCATCGCCGCTATCAGGTGTTCCATCCTCGGTGTAGTGTCCCGGTTGCTGAAAGCTATAACGGCTTGCAAGGTGCTCTGGATATCGTTTCTCAATTGGCTCATTAATTAAAGGATTTAAAATGGCTAAAACCGTCTCCCTCTCCGTTGTTGCTCTCCGTGCTGCTCGTGCTGAGGTCAAAACCTTGCAGGCTCGCGTGAAAGAGCTGGCTGCCACTGTCAAGGCAGAGAAGCTGGCTGGTGCTGAGGCACGGCAGGCTGCTGCTATCGCTAAGGCAGAGGCTCGCCTCCAGAAGCTGCTGTCCAAGCAGGTCGGCAAGGTTGGCGCTAAGGCTGCCAAAGCCAACCGCAAGGCTGGTGCCGTAACCATTACCAAGGGTGTATAATGTCCTTTTTTGATCGCCATGAGCTGCTGATCCTGTCCGTGGTCGGTGTGCTCGGTTTGATTGTTGTTGGTATGGACGTTTTCTTTTGGAGAGCTGTATGATTATTCGCTTGGTTCTTGCTTTTGGTTTTATGGTGCTGGGTGCCATGTTTCCGATCCAAACCCTTAGCACCGCTAGCATCCTCTGGAATGGTGTGGTTAGCATTGCCAAGCAAATTGATACAGTCCTAGCATAACCGACCAGCCTATCATATCCTGCCATCCATGGCAAGCACTTGACCGGACGGATGGAATACTAAAGTTTACATTGCCATTTCCACTGGTTCTGTCATAATCCATCCATCGGTTAAACAAAAGGCAAGAAAATGAACAAGCTCTCCAAAACCTCCAAGCTGGATAACATCCTCTCCTGGTCGCTGCAAGCTATTGAGACTTGCCCCGGCAGCAAAGCCACCAACGGCGACCTGGTTGCTGCTTGTTCTGGATGCTACGCCACCACCGGGATGTACAATTTCCCTGGTGTGAAAGCTGTTCGTTTTGACAATAAGCTGGCATGGCAGGAAGCTGACTGGGTGGACACCATGGTGGCTGCTCTGAAAAAACAGCGCTTCTTCCGTTGGTTCGATTCTGGAGACATGTACAGCCTCGAGCTCGCGGAGAAAATGTACGCTGTCATGGTAGCTACGCCCCATGTGAAGCACTGGCTGCCCACCAGGATGCATAAGTTTACCAAATTCGCTGCCATCCTGGCCTCCATGCAAGCACTGCCTAATGTCATGGTCCGTCCTAGTAGCGATGCTGTGGATGGCACCTTTACACCTGGTGTCCATGGCAGCACCATTCTGCCTAGCTCTGACAATGTGCCTGCTGGTGTCACGCTGTGCCGTGCATATGAGCATGGTGGCAAGTGTAATGGCTGCCGTGCCTGCTACTCCAAGGATGTGGCAGTGGTTGGATATCCGGCCCATGGACGGAAAATGGCAAAGGTTATTCGGATAGCAGTGGCAGCATGAGGTTTTCCCCCACTTGAGGCTCGGCTGGATGGTGGGTGGTTCAAGGGCAGTGCTTTGCGGCGCTGCCCTTTTTTTTGGCTTATATGGTGGCTGCTGGTTGCCATGGCAGCTGTTATGGGGTATGGATGGGGGGTATGGGTGAGCGCGTATATAATAAAAAGCCCCACCAGGTCAAACTCTTTTTTCCAATTTTTTATTTTCTGGGCCGGAATCTGAGGATTCGAAATTTTTTTCTGGAGCCACCGGTCTCTCCGGTCTATTCATACAAAATTCACAAGTCGGATCATCACACTTGTCATCAAGCCACTCATTGGTTTCTTTATCATAATACGCATCATATTCCTCTGAGTAAACGTATTTCATAATTGTAGGTTCTGTTTAAGAGTTCTTAGAATCTTAACAGTGTGGTCCGGTGCAAGGTAACAACGGACTCTGTAAATTCTAGAATCTTCAATTGGATGTTTAACCATAGTGAATTCTGCAAGTTTATTCTCTAAGATATGGTCTATTAATCTTTCTAAGAGTTTTTCTTTGATTACTTTTTGAACTGCAATTGGATCTCGGTATTCGTATTCTTTAACGATTATACTACCGGTAACGAGTTTACCACCAATTGCGAAATCTTGGCATTCGATTTTCATATCATCAAATACTGGCATAATTAATTCTTCTCTTTCTTCAAGTTACCTTCTAAGAAATCCTCTACAGTAGAAAATGCAATTGGATCTTTAGTCTTCTTGGATTTTTTTTCTGGAATGGATTCTAAGTCTTTCGAAATTTTCTTTGGTTCATCTCTGTAGTAGAAATTCTCATATTCTTCTTTTGTTATCTCAGTAACCTTCAAAGATTCGGTCCACTCTCCGGAAGAATTCTTTTTCATACCCTCTAATTGTTTGCCCAAGCAAACCAGTGAGTATTTGAATCCTGTCTTCATTACGATATCTAATTGATAATACTTTGCGTTTGACTGAGGAGTCATTTGGATATGTCCTGTACTGTTTATATAAAAATATAGTGCGACACCTGCAATATACACAACAACGTGTAACCAGAGTTTTACTGGATTACCGAATGTTGTGATAGCACAGAGGGTATACAACATACCCAGCATGAAGCTGAAAAGGTTCAGTGAAACAAAAGAAATGTCAAAGAAGGTTTGCATTCTTTACTCAGGAATTGCCGGAGGCGCTTGAAACGTGATAGTACTTATAGAGTTTAACATAATATGCGAAACGGATTGGTTCCTGTTCCGGATTAGGAAGATTGTCTCCAAAGATTTCTACCATTTCTTTGTAAATCTTCTCTAGTTCTTCATTGCTCATTTTTAAGACGTTTCTCTAGATATTCTTCGGATTGAATCCATTTGCCCTTCCAGAAACCCCATTCGCGAAGCTGAGGTCCCATGAAGAACAAGGTGGTTGCTGGTTGATTGTTGTCCAGTTCTAACCAGTGATATTCTTTTGAACCACGGATGATGACAGAACCAGGACCACGCCACTTGGCGACTTCGGCAAAAATCTTACCATCTTTGTCAAAGACTGGTGTGTGTTCATGGTAACCGCCTTTGAGAACGATTGTCATGTACGGCCACGGATGGTCATGCATCACTGGTTCATCGGACTTTACAATCTTGTGTAAGGTGAAGTTAAAGGGAAACCATTTACGATCTTTCAGAAACAGGTAATAACGGTGCATGTAATCGTCACCGGACAACCTGTCTTTGATGAGTCGATACCGACCCAGCTTGTTCATAATCTTGTGAAACATTTTAAACCTCGATATTGGACCAGACCTTTAGTTTTTCACGTTTGGCTTTTCGAGCAGCATTAACGTTACTATCTGAGATTATACACTTTTCCACCATAATGTCAACCATGGCCAGGAGATCACCAACTTCTTCCTCTAGGCATTGTTTATTACTTTTGTTTGTCTGTGGATTCTTTGAATCGAAACCGAAACGGAAGATTTTAGAAATTGCTTGGGTTACTTCTGCACATTCTTCCTGTGCAATACAGAAGACTTCTTTGATTTGTTTATCCATTGATGCGCTCATTCAGTAATGTTGGAGAAATACGTGAACCAGAATTGATGAAGTCTTCGGCAATGTTCTCAGCTTGTTGTTCACTGTATGCAGTTGTTTTTTGCATCACACGATCATCGATGTACATTAAAACTTCCCATAGGGATCGGTTCTCATCGATGTTGGTTGAAGCCTTTTTACTGACTACAGCCCTTTTGTTTCCATTGTAATATTCGGAATGCATTTTTTTCCTTTTAAATAATAAGATTGATGAAACGGTTAAGAATCACTCGGTTGCCAACTCGGTTGCCTGTATACTTGTTGAATGCAGATACAATACCACGTGTCGTTGCATTTTCTTTGACGACAAGTTCATTGTCTTCATCCGTGTCCATGGACTCCGAACGCAAGAGGTAGTAATCATCGAAACCTGCATTTGTCACAACACAGTACCTATCTTTCTTTGCCTTTTCTCTTTCAATAGACTTAGTTATAGGAACAAAGTAATCAACTTTCTGACGATAGTCTTTACCATGAGCAATATAGAAACCAATCACATTAGATTTGGTTCGCGACTTCAACAATTTGATGAGAGCTGTAGTTTGACCATTGTGAAAAGAATCTGGTTGATATTCTTCTTGATTTTTAGTTTTTGTATCACGAATTACAACCTTAGAAATTTTTTTCGTTCTGGTGCCAGAATAACGAACATCTCCAGTGTGATAAGGTTTATCGTTGAGTAGATACTGTGACAAAGAGTGTCCATCACCATCAGTCAGAAAAACAGTGTTAACAATCTGCAACTTGTATTTTTTCTGGAAATAAGGAATGATTTCCATCGCAGCAACAATTGTTTCGTTCAACGGAGTACCCGACAAGGACATCCAGTAGGGAGTACGGGGAATTCCACGATAAGATGATAATCCACTCATATACATTAGAGCAGCGCCAGCATAAGTAAAATCTTTGGCCGACATTCGACTAGACAAAAGATTGATTAGACCAAATTCATTGATCACAAAATCATTTTTCTTTAATTTGAACGTTGATGAATGTTCGGTAATTGTACTCTCAACAAAAGAATACACTTCAAAAGGAATGTTCACCTTCTTGCAAAACATTACAAGATTAAGTAATTGTTTGATTGTATTTGCAAGGTGACGAGCCATCGAACCAGACCAGTCAACAAACATGATCAACCCATGTGATTTGCCACCAGGCATCACAGTAATTTTCTTGAAGATATCTTCATTGAATTGATATGAGAACACCTGTTTCATATTCAAGTCACCGGTTTTTGCAGTAGAAGCACGCTTCAACTGATCTGCGTTCTTACGCATTTCAAATTCTTTGACAAGATAGGAAACAACTTTGTTCGAATCTCTACGGAACGAATCGAATTCTTTTTTGGCGATACCATATCCCTCTTCTTCATATCGTTTGTACACATCTTTATAATCAAAGATGTTGTTCTCGACTTTGAAATCTGGAATATTCACATAACGAATTTCGGTGTCATCATTGGCGAACAACTGATATTCGTTTTTACGATATGCGTCATCCGTTTTAGAACGAATTTTTTCTTCTTCATCTTTGTCGGATTTTTTATCATCTTTATTGCTTGAAGAAGAATTCGCAGTCTTCTCGGTTTCTTCAGAATTATCTTCACTCTGATCTTTTGGTTCACCATCTTCTCCATCACTGGGAAGATCACCTTCTTCTATTTCATATTCTTCAGAGTCATAATCTTCATCGGAGTCATCTTCTCCGCGTTCTTCTTTTTGTTTTTTGCGTTCCTCTTCTTCCAACTTCATGTAGTCAATAATTTTTTTAGTGACTTCAACAACTTCATCGAAAGTTTCAGTTGATTCAACAAGACCCAGCAACTCACGCTCGATTTCATTGAATTTAATGGTAAGCAATGCACCACCTTTGCAGTGCAGGTTTACACGATCAATGAAGTTATACTCATTGAGGTCTTTGCCGGCCGTTTCAAAGAAATTTCTTTCTAGAAGCTCTTGATAAGCTTTCACAAAAGAGTTCTTTAGACCAGGATATTTGTATTTGATTTTACGTTCGATGCGGGAATCTTCAACAATGTTCAGAACCGACATGTTGACTTTTTCTTCTTTGGATTTCTTCAGGCCTTCCAAAGGAGTATACAGAGCATGGCCAACTTCGTGTCCCATAAAAAGATCATAAAGTTGAGAAGAGATATTTTTATCCAGAACAGGAACTGTAAGAATTCGGTTCTGCACATCAAAGAAAGCCGTTGATACATTACGCTGTTCAACGATCAGGTCTTCGGTGGCCATCAGTTTGGCCAAAATAGATTTTGAGTCAATCAGATTCATATCACTTTTTCTCGGTAATTACAAGTACATTGCCAGTTTCTGTCTGTTCTACTGTCAAATTTAGAACAGTTCCTTCTTTCCAACCTTTTTCTTGAATTAGTTCATCAGGAAATTGAAGGATTGCATCACCGGAACCATCTTCAGCTTCGATCAGTTTTGTAGTCCAGTGTTTTTTTGAAAAATCTTTCGACATTCATTCATCTCCAATCACAAATTTAGTAAAATTACGCAAATTTTTGTCTCTACGTGAGTATTTTACATCATTTTTGTGCTTTTGAACATATTTAATTGGAGTCCGACACACAGGACGTTGTAATTTTACAACAAAAGTCTTTTTTGTCTTCATTTTAACGCCGCATTTTAGAAATTTCGACTGCTTGTTCATCGGAAAACACAGGAACAGCGTTGGATTTATGCATTGTAGCGATTCCGACAACTTTTGTGCCAGTATAAACCTTGGGAGCAGCTTTTGTGCCGCCATTTTCACCGGTACTTAGTGAAGGAAGGCGTACAGTCTCTCGGCCGGCCGGAGCCGACAGTTTGTAACCAGTCAACATATTGCTGGTCTTCGCAATTTTAAGAATTTTAGTTGGTTTGTGGGACTCCAACCATTTCTCATATTGCTCACGTTCGGCCTTGGGCCGTTTTTTGACCTTAGATTTTTGGGTTCGTGTATAAATCATCATAATAATCTCCAATGCTATAAGTATAACAGAATTGGATTTAATGTCAAGATGGTTGTTGCGTCCTAACAACAATATTGATTTATATTAGTCTTGTCGTCTATATCGTTTTCTGGAAGACTTTTGATATTCATTATCATAATAATCTTCATTATAAAATGCTTTTCTCGATGGTTTTTTTGTTGTCTTCTTTTTTTCATAGAAGAATTCATAATCATCTTCGTTGTAGTCTCTATTCCTACGAAACTTTTCAACATTTTTCGGCACTTAATTACTCCTTACTTAATACTTCAAATTTAATGCCCCCAATTTTTGTTTCTGGTCTATCTGACATATCAAACTCAGAAACATAAGTGATGTTTGTGCGGGGGTAACATACTTTCACCACTTTTAATAAATTACATACATTATCGTTACAATCGTTGAAGGTAAAAACTTCATCAACGTATTTTATACTTTCTAATATTGTTTTTCTAGTTTCCATACTTTGATTAAGTATGCCGGTCTTCATATGAAGCAACATATCAGAATGTATACCGACAATTAACCAATCACCCATCTGTTTACACTTCTGTAGGTGTACTATTTCTTTAAAAGATATTGGATCAAAATAACCAGACGTTACTATTATTTTTTCTTTGGTTATCATGGTAGTAGATCAGGAAAAGCCTCCTTGACAAACTTATAATCTAATCCTTTTACGCCTAAATCTTTTTGAAAAATGCCTAGAAGAACTTCGGCTTCTCTTGGTTCAATAGATTCTAACATTTGAATTAGTAGTTCGTTGCGCCTTTTTTCGGAGAGCGTTTCTGCTGTATGATTGCCTTCTAGAAAGATATAAATTCTTCGCAGTTGTGCATTTAGACTGTCGTGCGTTATACCAGGCAATACATCGGTTGGTACTTTATAATTTTCTGGAATCTCTTTTATTTTCCATTTAAAATCTGGATGATAAGTCAATTTTAGAATGTCAACTAAAGTCTGTGACAAGTTATCGCCAATTACTTGCATTCTTTCTTTTTTACTTTTGGCATTTTCAAATTCATCAAATATCTCATACATTGTTTTCATCAAAAATCCTCAATTACATCAATTAA